CACAACTGGTTTGCTGGAAGCATCAAAGCCGCCAAAAATGGACGATATGTCCGAGGATTATCCCGACATCCCAGAAGCAGATCCTGCAAGGCGCAAGAAGCGTCCTATACCACCCGGCTACAGGCCCGGTATAGATCCAGAGCTTCCATACTTCTTCGCAGAGGGTGGTGAGGTACAGAGGCCAAATGACAAAGAGATCATCAGTGACGCTGTTGATGCCATCAAAGGCACAAATCCTGATCCCCAAAGAGCGTTGGCCCTTTTTGTTGCCACATATGGTGATGATGCCTTGAGAGACTTGGTTGGCCGTGTCCGTAGCGGCGAGTTTGATCAAAATGCTGAAGTTACAGAGGGTATGGTTGAGGGCATCGGTGACGGCATGGATGACATGATCCCCGCCACCCTTGAAGGAGAGCAAGATGTTGTCCTGTCTGATGGAGAGTTTATCGTACCGGCTGATGTTGTTAGTGGGCTGGGCAACGGATCGACTGACGCTGGCGCGAAATCCCTCTATGAGATGATGGACAGGGTCAGAGAGATGAGAACAGGCATGACAGAGCAGCCTGATCAGGTGCCACAGGGTATGATGCTACCGGCATGATGATCACGGCAGTCCCCATTGAGGGGGTGGACATCGTTTGGGAGGATGTCACAAAGGTTCTTAGGAAGTCTGTAGAGACATCAGCCGGTAAGTTTGAAGTAGAGGATTTAAGGAAAGATTTAGAAGATGGTGTTTTAGTGCTTTGGCTGGTCATGGAGGGAAGGGACGTAATCGCCGCCTTGACTAGCAGGGTTATAGAGTACCCCGGCAGAAGAGCCATGGCCCTTGATTGGGTAGGGGGAAAACACATGAGGAAGTGGTTGCCCTTGGTACTAAATACGTTACAGAAATACGCCACAGATTGTGGCTGCAAGCATATAGAAGGTTATGGGAGAAAAGCATGGGGCAGAATCCTACAGAGGTACGGATGGCAGCCTGAATACATAGCCTACAGGATGGAGTTGGGTAATGGGCAAGGGTAAACAATCAGTACCAGCAGACCAGACTGTTGTTCAGTCCAATCTGCCCAAATATGTCAGGCCGTATTTTGAACGTCTGCTTGACAGAACAGAAGCTGAATCTCTGCGTGATTATGAGACTTATGAAGGCCAAAGATTGGCCGGAGAGGCTCAAGATACCCTAGACTCTAGACAGAGGGCCAGAGACATTGCTGGTTCTGGTATAGCTGGCCTTCCCGCTGCACAGGCCGCCACCACTGCCGGTGTTGGCCGCGCATTGCAGGGCATGGGTTTTGAGGCCGGTCAGTTCGATTCCGCTGCGGCTGATCAGTATATGTCTCCTTACATGCAGCAGGTGGTAGATGTCCAAAAAGAACGAGCGATTCTGGATGCTCAGAGACAGGGGGCGGGTAGAGGCGCTCAAGCTGTCCAAGCGGGCGCGTTTGGCGGCAGCAGAGCGGCGGTTCAAGAGGCCCTCGCTGGCGAGGCGCTCAACAGACAGCTTGCAGAAATACAGGCTTCGGGGCAGCAACAGGCTTTTGAGCAGGCACAGCAACAATTCGAGCGAGACAGGGCAGCAAGAGCGGACGCAGAAAGAATAGGTCTTGGTGCCGGTGAACTTGCAGGACAACAAGCTCGTAGTTTGGCTGATCTTGGGCGTCTTGCGCGAGAAGGTGATATTGAGTCGGCTCGTTTATTAGAACAGGTGGGCAGAGACATCACCGCAAGAGAGCAGGCCGGTCTTGATCTTGCCTATCAAGACTTTGTCCGTCAAAGAGACTTCCCAAGAGAGAACTTGCAGTTCTTGTCGTCGATTTTGAGGGGCGTTCCAATAACACCTTCAACAGAAACCACAACAATGCAGGCGTACAACCCCATCCAACAGCTTCTTGGGACAGGCATATCTGCGCTTGGTCTGTATAAGGGGCTTGGCAGCTGATGAACATCATTGACATACAAGATCAGCTAAAGAACTTCTCTGAACAGCAGCTTATTTCAGAGATGCAGACGCCAACAGGCTCCGCTCCTCAGTTTCTTGTTCTCAGCGAGATCAAGCGCCGCAAGCGTGTTCGTGACGACTTCATGAAGCGTGAGGCTGCAAACCAACCTACGGTGGCGCAAGAGGCCATAGCAGCCGCTGGTGTGCCTCAGAGCGGTATTATGGGCATGTCTGAGGCCATGGCACCAAAAAGTACCATGGTACAAAACAGTGTTGGCTCTGTGATGCCGCAGTCAATGCGTCCCCAAACCATGCCAGCCCCCACTGATGACGCCATTCCTATGCGCTCTGGTGGCTTGGCCCAGTTTGGCCAAGAGCTTTCCCAGAAAGTGTCCAGTGATACTGTCGAGCCATTCTTGGACGAAGTCGAGTCGATGGCGTCTGATCGTTTTGGTATCGAACTGGGCGATGGCCCTGTGCAAGCACCCTTTATGGGGAGAATACCGCCAAGAGAGCGAGAGGGTGATTATGGCGGCATAACATCTCTATTTACTCGCCCAGTGCGGCGGCCAACGGGCCTGCGTGGCGGCAAGGGAGGTCCACGAATATCCAGCATGGAGGTCCCAACCTCTGAGTTGGGTAGATTTACC